TGATAATGGAGTTGTTATGTCGAATATAAATATTGTTAAGTTGGTTACTGGTGAAGAATTGGTGGCTGAGGTTATGGATGGTCCTGAAGCATATATGCTAGGAAAACCATTAATGCTAGTACCACAGCAGAAAGAAAATGGTGGTTTTGGTGTTGCTATCCTGGGCTATGCTCAGTCGGTTGAAGGTGACATCATCTCGGTTTTGAAAGATAAGGTGGTTTATATTGCTCCTGCTAAGGCAGAGCTTGTAGAACATTATAATAAAATTCATGGGAACATTGTAGTTCCTAAGCAGAAAATTATTAGTTAATTTTGAATATGTACATGTGGCAGACCGGCAGATGCGGCGGCTTGCAAACCCGCTTTAAGTAGGTTCAATTCCTATCATGTACTCCAAAATTGATGGGTGGAGAATACGTCTCCCTGAACGGGTGGCTTGGTAATCAAGGAACTGGTTGCCCCTGAGGCAACAGAAATACCGCGAGAACAGTAACGTATTTGACAGTGGGAAAGACTACACTTTTATTAGAGGAGAATATTGTGAGTTCTGACGTATTGATTGTAGACAAGCAGGGAACACCGCGTGACTGGGCAGATACCCAAGTCGCAGCTTGCTACTATGCAAAGGGAAAGGTTATTTGGGAGACTGGTTCTCCACTTCACACCTTCACTGGTGGAAAGAATAAGGATGGAGAGATTTCAAGAATCACTGTCCCAACCATTCTTGGTGTCAGTGGTCCTATATTCGGCAAGGCATTCTATGATCGCGAAACGATCTATGCAGAACGTTCTATTCTATATGGTCGTGACCGTCACATGTGCGCATATTGCGGCGATATTCATAAGGATTATCGTCTAACGATTGATCACGTTCTACCACGTTCACGTGGTGGAAAGAACACTTGGATGAACACGGTGGCTGCTTGCAAGCCTTGCAACGTAAGGAAGGCAGACAGGACTCCGGAAGAGGCTGAAATGGCACTTCTGTATGTTCCATATGTACCAAATGTTTTCGAGAAGATGATTCTAAGGAATCGTACTATTCTTGGAGATCAAATGGAATTTCTAATGTCTCGTGTGCCTAAGCATTCACGTCTACATCAGAATTAATAAATTCGGATATTAGCTCAGTCTGGTAGAGCACTGCGTTTGGGACGCAGGTGTCAAGAGTTCAAATCCCTTATATCCGACCATTATATTATGACCATTGATGCAAAAACTGTTATGCGAGATTGGACGATGTCCGAAATCGAAAAACGAGGCTTGCAATTTCTCTTAGATGATAAGAGAAAAAAAGAATTTGTTCGCTGGACTAAAAAACCAGAAGAATATAAGAATAGTATTAGAAAAATTCCATACGAGCAAACGCTGGGAGTGTTGGACAAATATATGTCTAATCCTCCGGGAGGAAGTTCGCGACACACCGGAGACTAGTAGAAGAGGTCGGAGCCTCGTTTGTACTACTAATACGAACAGCGGTGTGCAAGCCAAACAGGACGAGTTAAGTCTCAACAAGATGTCCGGGTTGGTGCATAGACGAATGTTTGCATAGAACAGAATCGCGGCTACGGTATGGAATTTTTTAATGCACTCGTGGCGGAATGGTATACGTGCTAGCTTGAGGTGCTAGTGTCTTACGACATGAGAGTTCGAGTCTCTCCGAGTGCACCAAATTATGCCTCTTTAGTTCAATAGTAGAACACGACTCTCGTAAAGTCGAGATCTCAGTGCGATTCTGAGTAGAGGCTCCAATATCAAAAACGAAATTAATATGGCTAAGACTTGGTTTACATCAGACAACCATTATGGGCACAAGAACATTCATAAGTTCTGTCCAGACACTCGTCCTGATCATGACGTGAATATCATGAATAATAACATGATCCATCGCTGGAATGAGCAGGTTGCTCCTATGGACTACGTTTGGGCACTTGGCGATTTTTTCTTTTGCAATGCTGATGAAGCACTGCGAATTCTGCCGCGCCTGAATGGCATCATCAATCTGATTTATGGAAATCATGATAAGACAATTCGTAACAGTGAACGAGTTCAGAGCTATTTCGAGTCTATTCAAGAGTATAAGGAACTGAATGTTCGTGGTCATAAGTTCTGTCTGTTTCATTATCCTATTGAGGAATGGAACAATATGCACCATGGCGCTATTCACTGCTATGGGCATATTCATCAGAAGAAGGCAAAGTCTGGTGGGCGCATGGTTAATGTGTGTATTGACTCGCCTGATCTGCAGACGCCGACTCCATACTCGCTGTTCTCGGATGAAGAAGTTATTCATTGGGCAACGAAGCAAGAGATTCGTGGTCACCACGATAGAGTCATTCTGTGAAAGTAATATTTTTGGATATGGATGGTGTTATCAATAGTATTGCATATTGGAAGCAGAGAAATGTGGTGGCTAGTCATAGATCAGTATTTGATCGTCATCTAGATGAAATTGATCCTGTAGCTTTGAGTCGTTTGAATACTCTTGTAGAAAAATCTGATGCTAAGTTAGTTCTTAGTTCCAGCTGGCGTGAAACTCATAGCTGCAAAGAAATAGAACTAATGTTTCTAGAGATAGGCTGGCGTCAAACAACAGTACCATTCATTGGCGCCACTCCCTATCTTAGAGGTAAGCGCGGAGAGGAAGTGGATCATTGGCTAGAAAGAAATACTAGCGTCAAGCAATATGTAATTCTTGATGATGATTCAGATTTCACATCAGAACAGAAGGAATCACACTTTGTTCATACAAGCTGGGAGACTGGTCTTCTGGATGAACATGTGGAAAAAGCAATACAAATATTAAACACTTGACTATTACAGTTCGTTCAAGTATAATATATAAAGATAGAAGCAACAGGGTAGACCAGTTGCAGTTTGATAAGGAGTAGATCCATGAAGCCAACCAGTTGGACTGACAAGTCCGTTTCCCCAATGTATAATCTTGCCGTGGTCATTGGCAGATTTCAACCATTTCATAATGGTCATTTCACGATCCTAAAAAATGCGAGTGTTATAGCCGACGAAGTGTTGGTTGTAGTTGGCTCGTCTTTTATTGCGTCTAATATAAAGAATCCCTTTTCGTTTCAAGATCGTTTACAGATGATTGAATCAGTCTGTGAAGAACACAACATCAAAAATGTTATTGTTGTTCCTGTTATTGATGATCTATATAATAATCAGCAGTGGATCACTGCAGTTCAAAATGAAGTAGATAATTATACCAAACCAGGTGACAGAGTTGTTATGGTTGGTCATCATAGCGATGAAAGTTCTTGGTATCTTGATGCCTTTCCTGAATATGCACTGGAAGAAATTGCACCAACTGAAACAATGCACTCAACGCAAATCCGCGATATCTATTTCAGTCATTCAATGATTCCTGCAAACGTTATGCCCAAGGGTGTAGAGAAATATCTGAAAGAGTTTCAAAAAAAAGAAGCATACAAGAATCTAGTTGAGGAATATGTATTCATTAAAGACTACAAGTCTAAGTATGCCAACGCTCCATTCCCACCGATTTTCTCAACTGTTGATGCTGTTGTAATTAACAGCGGACATTTGCTTCTTGTGAAACGTCGAACAGCACCTGGCAAGGGACTCTGGGCACTTCCTGGCGGCTTTCTCAATTCTAGCGAGCGTATCGAAGATGGTATGCTCCGCGAGCTAGAGGAGGAGACGCGCATCAAAGTATCACGTGAACATCTACGTTCTAACATCAAAGGCTCTAGAGTTTTCGATCATCCCGAACGTTCACTCCGTGGTCGTACAATCACTCACGCATTTCTAATCGTACTACAAGAAAAGAAATTGCCCAAGGTTCGCGGCTCCGATGACGCTGAACGCGCAAAATGGGTTTCTCTCTCAGAATTCTATAATATCTCCAATGAGATGTATGAAGACCATTATTCCATCGCATCATATATGATCAATCGCGCTTAAGGAGCACATCATGAACATTATTTTAAATACAGATTCTTACAAAGCTTCCCACTATCTACAGTATCCAAAAGGCACTGAACATGTGTTCTCTTATATTGAGAGTCGTGGTGGTGAATATGATCACACGGTGTTTTTCGGTTTACAGGCATTCATCAAAGAATATCTGACCAAGCCAATTACTGCGGCTGATATCAATGAGGCTGAGGAAGTTTTCACTCTTCATGGTTTGCCATTTAATCGTGCTGGTTGGGAACATATTCTCAATAATCACAATGGCTTTCTACCAATTGAAATTAATGCAGTCAAGGAAGGCACCGTCGTTCCCGTAAAGAACGTTCTGGTCACGGTGGTCAACACTGATCCAAAGTTGCCTTGGTTGACTTCTTATATTGAAACTGCACTTTTGCGTGCTATTTGGTATCCTACCACAGTCGCTACAATTTCCCGCAGCATCAAGAATATAATTAAATCACGTCTTGAACAGACTGCTGATAACATTGATGGTCTGGCTTTCAAACTTCATGACTTTGGTGCTCGTGGTGTTTCTAGTTTGGAGTCTAGTGCCATTGGTGGTGCTGCTCATCTAGTAAATTTCATGGGCACAGATAACGTTCCTGCGCTAATGTTCGCACGTAAATATTATGGTGAGAACATGGCTGGATTTTCTATTCCTGCCGCCGAACATAGCACAATCACTTCATGGGGTAAAAATCATGAAAAGGATGCATATGAAAATATGCTAACTCAATTTGCTAAACCTGGTTCATTAGTTGCAGTGGTTTCAGATTCTTATGATCTGTGGAATGCTATCAGTAATATTTGGGGCGAGGCATTGCGCCAGAAGGTAATTGACTCAGGTGCCACAGTCGTTATTCGTCCTGACTCTGGCAATCCGGCTGATGTGGTTGTTCACGC